TAGGGCTCACACACCAAACCGGGCGTTCGGACGGGGTGGTATATGCCGACGGCCCCGGCGCCCGCTAGAATCCTTGGACTTTTGGAGGGGCGATGCCAGACCTGCGAGTGACCATGACGCCGACGTCCGAGCTGGTGCCCTACGCTGGCAACGCGAAGGAGCACCCGGACGAGCAGGTGGCGCAGATAGCGGAGAGCATCCGGGAGTTCGGCTTCAACGACCCGGTGGGCGTCTGGCACGACGCCGAGGGCCGGCCCGTGATCATCGAGGGTCACGGGCGCGTGCTCGCCGCCCGGGAGCTGGGCATGGGCGAGCTGCCCACCATAGCGCTCGACCACCTGACCGACGCGCAGCGCCGCGCCTACGTGCACGTGCACAACCAGACCACGCTCACGTCGGGCTTCGACCTCGAGGTGCTGGCGCGCGAGCTCGACGAGCTGCCAGAGTTCGACTGGGCGGCCTACGGCTTCGACGTGGACGAGCTGCTCGAGCCGGTGCCGGAGGAGCCAGACGAGGAGCCGGTGCCCGAGGCGCCCGAGGACCCCGTCACGCGGCCCGGCGACCTGTGGCTCATGGGCCGGCACCGCCTGCTGTGCGGCGACAGCACCGACCCGGAGCAGGTCCTGCGCCTCATGGGCGGGCGGCAGGCCGACCTGCTGCTCACCGACCCGCCCTACAACGTGGCCTACGGGCAGGAGAACGGCAACAGCGGCTGGGACCCCGTGAAGGGGAAGCGCCGCAAGGACCGCAAGACCATCCAGAACGACAACTTCTCGGACGAGATGGCCTTCCAGCACTTCCTCACTGACGCAATCAGGTCGGGCGTGGGGGTCATGCGCCCCGGCGCCGCGTGGTACGTCTGGCTCGCGGCCATGCACGCGCCGGCGGTCTTCGCCGCCTGCGCCGACGCCGGCCTGAGCCTGCGGCAGGAGCTGGTGTGGGTCAAGAACCACTTCACGCTGGGCCGCAGCGACTACCAGTGGCAGCACGAGCCGTGCCTGTACGGCACCCTCGCCGGCGGCCCGCACTACTTCGCCCCCACGAGGGCGGAGACGACCATCGTCGACGACACCGCGAACCTGAAGAAGATGAGCAAGGCCGAGCTGCGCCAGCTGCTCGAGGAGATCCTGTCGCCCGACGCGGCGACCACGGTCCTGCGCTTCGACAAGCCGGTGGCATCGGCCGAGCACCCGACCATGAAGCCGGTCAAGCTCTTCGCGCGCCTCGTGCGCAACAGCAGCCGGCGCGGAGACGCCGTGCTGGACCTGTTCGGAGGCAGCGGCACCACGGCCGTCGCGTGCGAGCAGATGGGCCGCGACGCCTACCTCATGGAGCTGGACCCCGCCTACTGCGACGTCATAGTCGCGCGCTGGGAGAGCCTGACGGGGAGGAAGGCGGAGCGCGCCAAGGAGTAAGGAGGGGCCATGACAGAGGCCGAGAGCATCTGCGCCGGCATCCCGGAGAAGCTGAGGCCATACGCCACCGAGCTGGCGGAGAACGTGGTCTTCCAGTGCAACAAGCTGGCCGAGACGCGCCGCGCGATGCAGAAGTCCAACCAGCAGCTCGTGGTGGCCTACGACAACGGCGGCGGGCAGCGCGGCGTGCGCAAGCACCCCATCTACGAGGCGTACAACCAGCTGATGGCCAACTACCGCAAGAGCCTGCAGCAGCTGACCGAGCTCCTGCAGACCTACGGCATGGAGGACGCCCGCAGCGAGGACAGCCCGCTCGCGCGCATCCTCGCGCAGGCCGAGGAGATCACCCTCTGATGCTCGGGAACCAGACGCCCACCTACAGCTGGTGCGGCTCCTACACGCGCACCGAGGGGAGGCTGGCCTGCGCGCTGGCCGACGCCTACGGCATGAGCCCGCACCCGTGGCAGCGCCTGCTGCTCGACGACTGGCTCGCGCTGGACGACGACGGGCGCCTGCTCAACAGCCTGTGCGTCCTGCCGGTGCCGCGCCAGAACGGCAAGACCGGCGTCTGCGACCCGCGCGAGACCGAGGGCCTCGTCATACGCGGCGAGTGGATCCTGCACACGGCGCACGAGTACCAGACGGCCAAGCTCGCCTTCGACCGCCTGCGCGCCAAGTTCGGCAGCAGGAAGAACGACCCGCAGGCGCGCTACCCGGAGCTGAACCGCCTCGTGGAGCGCTACACCACCGGCGCCAACCAGATGGTGCTCGAGCTGACCAACGGCGCGCGGATAGAGTTCCGCACGAGGGGCGGCAACGACGACGCCGGCCGAGGCGGGACCTTCGACCTCGTGGTGGTCGACGAGGCGCAGAACTACACCGACGCGCAGGACGCCGCGCTCTCGCCGCTGAACTCGGCGGCTCCGCACGGCAGCCCGCAGACGATACTCATGGGCACGGTGCCCAACCCCGAGAAGGCCCTGAAGGGCGAGAAGTTCGCCAACATCAGGGCCAGCCTGCACGAGGAGCCCTACGTGGGCGGCTGCATACACGAGTGGTCGGCCCCGGAGGTCGGGGACCCGCTCGACGTGGAGCGCTGGTACCGGTACAACCCGAGCCTCGGCTACCAGCTCCTCGAGCCCGCCATCATGAAGGACGCCCGCACGATGAACCCGGACACCTTCGCTCGGGAGCACCTCGGCTGGTGGCCCGAGGCCATAGCGACCTCGGCGCCCATCCTGCCGCGCGACTGGGACCGCTGCCGCATCGAGAGCCCCACGAGGGAGGGCCTCGTCTGCTACGCGGTCAAGTTCAGCCCCGACGGCAGCGTGGGCACGCTCGCGGCCTGCCACAGGGGGCAGGGGCGGCCGTTCGTCTACGTGGTGGACTCCCGCGGCCTCGGGCACGGCATCGGCTGGTTCGTGGAGACGCTCGTGCGCGTCTCCGGGCAGGCCGCGCTGATACTCATCGACGGCCCGAGCAACTCGCAGACCCTCACCGAGCGCCTGCTCGCCGAGAGGGTCCCCAAGAACGAGATAGTCCGGCCCCGCACCGCGGACATGGCGGCAGCCTGCAGCGCGCTCGCCAACGCGGTCAAGGAGGGGCAGGTCACGCACTACGGCCAGGAGGCGCTCGACGCCTCGGCCACGAGGTCCCGCAGGCGCCCGCTGGGGACCGGCGGGGGCTGGGGCTTCCAGTCGACCGAGGAGGCCGACGCGACCCTCATCGAGGCATGCGCCCTCGCGTACTGGGGGGCCATGACGACCAAGCGCAACCCGGAGAGAAAGGCGGTGGTCTGGTGACTGAGCAGCACCCGCGCGACTACCCGAACGGACAGGGGGGACGCAAGGTGAGCGACCGCCCGCAGCCCGACACGTGGCGGGGCGCGCCCGCCATCGCATGGGACGTGCCCATCCCGGCGGACCTCCCAAGGAGGTGGGCCGACGAGCTGGACGACCTGCTGGGGCTGTGGCGCTCGAAGATCATGCGCAACCGCGAGCGCTACGCCTACTACGACGGCAAGAACCGCCTGAAGGACCTCGGCATCAGCACGCCGCCCGAGCTGCTGGGTCTGGAGACGGTGGTGGGCTGGCCGAACAAGGCGGTCATGGCGCTGGCGACCCGCTCGCGCTTCGACGGCTTCACGGCGTCGGGCGACGCCGCGCAGCGGGCGCTCGACGGGCTGGCGCAGCGCAGCAGGCTGTCGGTCAAGTACCGCCAGAGCGTGGAGGCCGAGGGCGTCTACGGCTGCAGCTTCGCCACGGTGGGAACCACGCCGGCGGGGTCGCGCATCGACGTGCACGACGCCGAGCACGCGGCGGCCCGCTGGGACGACGCGCAGGGGCGCGTCGCCTACGGCATGGCGATGGCGCTCGACGACGAGGGCCCCACGGCCATGACGCTCTACGACGAGGCGGCCAACGTCAGCCTGTGGCGCACCGGCTCCGGCTGGGAGTGGGAGGCGTGGCCGCACCGCATGGGGCGCCCGCTCATGGAGGCGTTCGCCTACCGCCCGACGCAGCGCAAGCCCCTCGGGCAGAGCCGCATCACCCGCGCCGTCATGAGCATCACCGACAGCGCCGTGAGGTGCGCGCTGGGCGGCGACATCTCCTTCCAGTTCGCCGTGGCACCCCAGAAGGTCCTGCTCGGCGCCGACCGCGACGCGCTGGACGGCAAGACCAAGTGGGAGGCCTACATCGGCAACATCATGGGCGTGAGCTACAACGGCGCCGACGACGTCATGCCGCAGTTCATGCAGATGCAGCAGGCGAGCATGCAGCAGTACGTCGACTTCATGCGCAGCCTCGCCGCGCGCTTCAGCGGGGAGACCAACGTCCCCATCAGCCAGCTGGGCGTCATACACGACAACCCCAGCAGCGCCGAGGCGATCTACGCGGCGTCCGAGCCGCTCATCATCGAGTGCCAGGACCTCAACGACAACAGCCGCGAGACCATGCGCGCGCTCGCCCAGATGGCCCTCGCGGCGGACCTCGACGTGCCGCTGGCGGAGCTGCCCGACGAGCTGCGCGACTTCACCCCGAACTTCGCCAACCCCGCCATGCCCAGCATCGTGAGCATGGCGGACGCCGCGGTGAAGATAGCGGGCGTGGTCCCCGCGTTCGCCGGCACCGACGCCTTCTGGAAGATGCTCGGCATGCCCGAGGACACCCGCCGCGAGATAGACGACCAGGTGGTCGAGGCGAACGCGCAGGCGATGCTCGCCCGCGTCTTCGGAGGCGGGCAGGCGGCGCCGGCCGGTGGCGAGAATGGCTGACGTCACCATCGACATGGGCGTGCTCGAGCGCTACGCGGGCGGGGTGCACGACATAGCCGCGCAGGCCCGCCGCGACCTCGTCACGACCCTGCCCAACGTCGACCTCGCCGACCGCGGGCTCGTCGAGGACCTCATGACCGGGGCGGCGCGGGCATCGTCGCAGGCGACGGCAAGCTACGCCGCGGCCTTCTACCGCGGCATGTCCATCATCCAGACCGGGGTGGACTTCAGGGCGCGCGGCATATCGGGCTACGACCCGACCGCCACGATCGTGGCCGTGAGGGGCATCTACAGGCGGGCACAGCGCGAGGACGGCACCTACGACGAGGAGCTGCTCGCGCGCATGCTCGAGGAGCGCCTCGAGTACGAGGTCAACCGCTCGAGCAAGGTGGGCGTCTGGCGCAGCGGCGCGCAGGACGGCCGCGACGTTCGCTACGCGAGGGTGCCCGTCGGCGCAGAGACGTGCGCATGGTGCCTCATGACCGCAGGCCTCGGCTACTGGTTCATGACCGAGGAGGCGGCGAGCCACACGCACGCGCACTGCGACTGCGCCATCGTGCCCAGCATCGGGCGCGGCGACGTGCGCATCGACGGCTACGACTCCACCGTGTACCGCGACATGTGGCGCGAGGCCAACGCGGCCCTGCGCCACGGTGACGTGCCGCCCGAGCTGGCGGCGAGGGTGGACCTCCTCGCCGCGACGCGCGAAGGGTACCGCACCGACACCAACGGCGCGCTCGCCGTCATGCGCTGGAAGTACGGCCTGAAGTAGGGCCTTGTGCAGACGCACAAACGACGACCAAGGGAGAACGGCCTCCGCACGGGGGCCTTTTTCATACCAATCCATGCCCCGCACGGGGCGAACCGAGAGCCCGCACGGGCGAAGGGAGGCCGACATGGCCGAGGAGAACGTCACCACGCAGGAGCCGACGGACCAGGAGCCGCAGGGCACCGAGCCCGTCGACTGGGAGGCCAAGTACAAGGAGGCCGTCGCTCAGTCCCGCAAGTGGGAGGAGCGCTCGAAGGCCAACAAGGAGAAGGCCGACAAGTGGGACGCATACGAGCAGGAGGGCATGAGCGAGGCCGAGAAGCTCGCCAAGCGCGCCGAGGAGGCGGAGGCGGAGCTCGAGCGGCTCAGGGCCGACGCCAAGCGCCGCAGCGACGCGAGCGAGGTCTCCAAGCAGACCAACGTCCCCGAGGCGCTGCTGCTCTTCTGCCCGGACCGCGACGCCATGGAGGCGTTCGCCAAGGAGTACGGCGCGCAGGCGGGAAGCGTGCCCGCCGCACCGCCCGCCCCGTCCAGCCGCGTCATCCGCGGCGGCGAGGGCGAGGCCACCACGGCCGACCAGTTCGCCGAGATGGCCAAGCAGTTCTTCAGCCACTAGCAGAAAGGGGCGACCATGCCTCTCGCAACCAACAAGATCGACACCAACCGCTCCACGACCGGCCTGCAGCTCACCCCGCAGCAGACCAACGAGATCTGGGCCCACGCCATCGAGGAGAGCGCCGTCATGCGCCTCGCGCAGCGCGTCAACCTCCCCGGCTCCGGCATCACCATCCCCATCATCACCGGCGACGCCAGCGCCGACTGGGTGGCAGAGACCGCGGAGAAGCCCGTCAGCAAGTCCAGCTTCGGCGTCAAGCAGATGACCCCCTACAAGATCGCCGTCATCGAGCTGTTCTCCAACGAGTTCCGCCGCGACTTCGCCGCGCTGTACCGCGAGCTGGTGCGCCGGCTCCCCAAGAGCATCGGCAAGAAGTTCGACGAGACCGTCTTCCACGGCACCGCGCCCGGCACCAACTTCGACGTGCTGACCAGCGCGACCGCGGTGGGCATCGGCGGCACCGGCACCTACGGCAAGCTGGTCACCGCCTTCACCACCGTCGCCGCCGCATCCGACGGCCGCCTGAACGGCTGGGCCGTCTCCCCGCAGGGCGAGGGCATCCTGCTCAACGCCACCGACGGCAACGGCCACCCGATGTTCATCGGCAGCGCCAACTCCGACAACACGGTGGGCCGCCTGCTCGGCGCCCCGGTGGAGCGCAGCTCCCGCGTCTACAAGGCCGGCACCGGCGGCGCCGCGAACGTCATCGGCTTCGCAGGCGACTGGTCGCAGGCCCGCTACGGCATCGTGGACGGCATCAGCCTCGCCATGTCCGATGAGGCCACCGTCAACGACGGAACCGAGCAAATCAATCTGTGGCAGAGAAACATGTTTGGCATCAGGGTCGAGGCTGAACTTTCGTTCATCGTCAAGGACCTCGGCGCCTTCGTGAAGCTCACGGACGCCACGGCATAGCCATGAGGCTCACCGACCCGATAACCGGCGGGACCGTCGACGCCCCCGACGAGGTGGCCAAGCGCCTCATCGAGAGGGGCTACAGGCGACAGACGAGGCGCGGGGCGCCCCAGCCCGCCAAGGACCGAAAGAAGGCCGGCGGAAGGGCCGGCTAGGAACGGAGGTGCCCCATGGCATACGCCAGCGTGAGCGACCTCGAGCTGCGCTACGGCGAGCTGCCGGACGACGACGCCCGGGCGCGCGCCTCGGCGCTGCTCGCCGACGCGGCCGCCTACATCGACCGGAGGGCCGACGTGGACCCCGGGGACGAGGGGCAGGCCGCCATCCTGACGATGGTCTCCTGCGCCATGGTCAACCGCGCCATGTCGGCGCAGGAGTCGGAGGCCTTCGGGATCTCCAACGCGAGCTACACCATGGGGCCGTTCTCCCAGTCCGCGACCTTCGCCAACCCGAGCGGCGACCTGTACCTCACGAGCGGCGAGATGCGCCTGCTGGGGGTCGGCTCCGCCCGCATAGGGACCATCCGCCCCGTCATAGGGGGCCGCCATGCCTAGCAGTCGGATGCCGTTCAGGGCCGTGCCCTGCCGCATATGGCTGCCCGGCTACGACGAGGGGGACTCCTACGGGAACCGCCGCGCGACGTACGCCGAGGAGCCGAGCATCACGACCACGTGCTGCTACGCGCCCGGCAGGTCGCGCCCCGACACGGATGACGAGTTCGAGGAGGACCGCCCGCACGGCGACGCCCTGCGGGTGACCTTCTTCCTCCCCAAGACGCTCGACGCCGACCTCAGGGAGGCCCGCGTGGCGGCCGACGGCCTGCTCGGCGGGCGCCAGTTCGACGTGGTGGGACAGCCCGTCAGCTACATGCGGGAGAACACGCCAGGAGACTACAGCTGGTCCGTGGAGGGGGTGCTCCACCTTGGCTAGGGGGAACTACTTCAAGCCATCCGTCACGGGGTACCGCGAGGTCATGAACGGCCACAACGACGTCATGACCGCCTGCGAGGCCAAGGCCGGCGCCATCGCGGCGAGCGCCTCGCGGCAGAGCGGCCTCGACTACGTGGTCGACGTCCAGACGGGGCTCAACCGAGTGCACGCCCGCGCCTCGACCGACGGGAGCGCCGCCGCGTACTACCGGGAGCGCCACTACCACGCGCTGTCCATAGCGACGAGCACCATGGGCGGGCACTCCGCGTACGAGGCCGGCGGCTACTCCACGCTGGGGAGCCGCGTGAGGGCGGTGCGCAAGTCCAAGAGCAGGGGCTGGAAGGCCCCTGGCTACCGCAAGGCGAGAAGGGGGAGGTGACGGCATGGATCCCGTGCAGCTCACGGTCGGGATCCTCGCCGAGGCGTTCGGCGAGGTGCCCGTCCTCACCGAGGTCCCGAGGGACCGGCCGGTCCGGCTGGTCGTTGCCTCGCTCCTCTCGGCCGAGACCGACGGCTTAGTCACGACGGCCCTGATGGGCATAACATGCTGGGGCCGCGACGACCACGACGCCCAGACGATGGCGACCTACGCGGGGGAGGCGCTCATGGAGGCTGCGGAGACGCACCCCTACCTGTTCTCGGCGAGCCTCGAGTCGTGGTCGCGCGACGAGTGGACCTCGACGGGGCAGGCGCGCTACTTCGCTCAGGTCCGGCTGACAATCAACACAGACGAATAAGGAGGCAGCATGGCTGCTAACAACAAGGCGAACGTCTCGACCACACGTGGCGTGAAGGGCGGCTACCTCTTCTCCGCCCCGCTCGGGACCGCGGGAGCCCCGACGAAGACCAACTACAAGCCGACCGACTGGCTCACCAACGGCAACCCGCCCGCGGACTGGGAGTGCCTCGGCTACATCCCGACCGACGGCTTCACCGAGTCCGTCAGCCGCGACAGCTCCGACCCCATCCAGGACATCAACCTCGACAACCTCGACGAGCCGCTGGGCAGCGCGACCGAGACGCTGACCGTGGCCCTGATGGAGGTCAAGAAGCACACCCTCGGCACCGTCTACGGCCACGCCAACGTGACCGACGCCAGCGGCACCATCGAGGTCAAGCACGACTGGGGCAACTCCGAGGAGCACTACCAGTACGTCTTCCTCCTCGAGCTGAAGGACCAGCGCTACTGGACCAAGTACGTCCCCGACGGCAAGGTGACCGAGGTCGGCGACTTCACCGGCAACAAGACGACCGTCGCGCAGCGCGAGGTGACCATCACCTACAACGCCGACGCGAGCGGCGCCGGCTGCTACGACTGGTACGACTCCACCGAGACGAGCTAGGCCGCGCCCGCAAGGCGCCACAGGACACGCGCCCCCGGCACGCCCGGGGGCGCATTCATGAGAGGGGAGCGCAATGCGCACAATCGAGTTCCATGGCATCGAGGTCACCTACGACGAGCGCTGCACCAAGAGCTGGAAGTGGCAGAAGGCGGTGGCGTCGCAGGACCCGGCGCGCAGCATCCGCGCCGTCGAGAGCCTGCTGTGCGGCCGGGACGAGGAGTATGCCGACATGCTGTGCGGCAACGAGGACCCCGACGCGCCGGACACCGCGGCCGACGTCATGAGCGAGCTGATAGCGGCCTGCATCGCGGACCTCAACGAAGCAAAAAACTAGCCATCCTCGCCCTTGCCATGGGGCGGTGCCCCGACGAGCTGCTGGCCGACTTCCAGCAGTTCTACGGCATCGACCTGTGGTCCATCTACCTCGGCGAGGACGCGCCCGAGCGCCAGGTGCGGCGCGCCGCCACCCTCGCGGCCCAGCTGCCGCGCGACGGGAGGGTCAAGAGGGTGCTCGACCCGGTGGGGCAGCACAGCACCGAGTCCTTCCTCCTGCGCCAGATAGAGCTGGACCTGCGCTCGCTGGGAGGCAGGGGCGAGGACGGAAAGGAGCCCGAGCCGATATGGCTCGAGGGCGAGGACGAGGAGCACGAGCGCGCCGTGGAGCGCGAGGAGCGCAACGCGGAGGCAATGGCCGCATCCTTCGGCCTGAGACTGTAAGGGGGTGACCCGTGGCCGAGGTCGGAACCTACTACATCACCGTCATGCCCGACATGTCGAAGTTCACCGGGGGCGTCAACAAGGCGCTCGGCGGGCTCGGCGAGGACGGCGGCAAGAGGTACACAGCCGGCTTCATGGACGTCCTGAAGGGCAGCGCGCTGGGAACCGCGCTGGGCAACCTCGCCTCGAGGGCGGGGAGCGCCATCATGGGCGGCCTCAGCAACGGCATCAACCGCCTCGACACGATCCAGAACTTCCCGAAGGTCATGGAGGCGCTGGGCTACAACGCGAACGAGGCACAGGAGAAGATCAACCTCATCATGGAGCGCCTCGACGGCCTGCCCACGGCCACGCAGGACGTGGTCACGCTCACGCAGGCCATCGCGGACTCGACCGGGGACCTCGACCTCGCCACGAGGGCGGCCCTCGGCTTCAACGACATGATGCTCGCCAACGGCGCGTCGAGCGCCGAGGTGGTGCAGGCGCAGGGCGTGCTCAACCGCGTGCTCGGCAAGGGCAGCGCGACGGTCGCCCAGTGGCAGTCGCTCACGTCGGTCATGCCCGCGCAGCTGTCGGCGGTGGCCCGCGAAATGCTCGGCGCCGGGGCCAGCTCGGAGGACCTGCACTCGGCGCTCGAGGACGGCACCGTGAGCTGGAACGACTTCCTGCAGGCGATCGTGAAGCTCGACACCGAGGGTTCCGGCTCCATGGCATCCTTCGAGGAGCAGGCCCGCGCCAACAGCCACGGCATCGGCACGGCGCTCGAGAACGTGCAGAACCGCATCGGCGCCGGCTGGGCCAGCATCCTCGACGCCATAGGGCGCGAGGACATATCCAAGACCATCGACACGATGAGCTACGGGGTCAGGAGTGGCATGGGCCGCATCGCCGAGGGCATCGGCTACGTCGCCGACCTCGTGAAGAACAGCTCCATCGCCGACAGCCTGTCGCGGATAGGCGAGTCCATCGGGTCCTTCTTCGCCGACTTCTTCACGGAGTCCGACGTGAAGGCCATCAAGGACTTCACGGCGGGGGTCGTGGGGCTGGTGGACGGCGCGCTCAAGTGGCTCGCCGACCACGGGAGCGCCGTCAAGGTCGCGCTGGGCGCCATCACGGGCGCCGTGGTGGGCCTGATGAGCCTCAACCTCGGCTTCAAGCTGGCCGCGCTTCCCGGGGCGCTGTCCGCGGTCTGGGCGGCGCTCATGGCAAACCCGTTCGTGGCCATAGCCACGGCGGTGGCGGCGGTCGCCCTCGGCCTGTACACCTTCTTCACGCAGACGGAGGAGGGCAAGGCCATCTGGGAGGGCTTCTGCGAGACCATGAAGACCCTCTGGGAGGGCCTGCAGGCAGACTGGCAGACCCTGTGCGAGGTCCTCAGCCGGGAATGGGAGAGCTTCAAGGCGTTCATCGACGGCATACCCGAGTGGTGGGACGGCGTCGTGCAGTACTGGAGCGACGCCATGGCCGAGTTCGGCGGGTACATGGCCGAGGCATGGCAGAAGATCAAGGACGACGTGCTCGCCGCGTGGGAGGCGCTCAAGGCGGGCGCCGCCGAGAAGTGGGAGGCCCTCAGGTCGGCCGTCACCGAGAAGGTGGAGGCCGCGCGCGAGGCCGCCACGGGCGCCTTCGACAGGCTCAGGACCGCGGCGACCGACACGTGGGAGCGCCTGAAGGGCGCCATAACCGACAAGGTGCAGGCGATCAGGACGACCATCTCCGACAAGCTGGAGGCGGCCAGGGACCGGGCGCTCGGGATCTTCGACTCCATCAAGGACGGCATCCGCGACAAGATCCAGTGGGCCAAGGACCGGGTCTCCGAGATCATCGAGAACATCAAGGGCCTGTTCAAGTTCGAGTGGTCGCTGCCCGCCCCCAAGCTGCCGCACATCGACTGGCACTGGGACAGCCTCGGCGGGGTCGTGAGCATCCCCGTGTTCGACGGCATCAGCTGGTACGCCAAGGGCGGCGTGTTCGACGCGGCGACCCTCATCGGCATCGGCGAGGCGGGCAAGGAGGCGGCCCTGCCGCTCAACCGCGCGACCTACTCCGAGATGGCGCGCGGCATCGTCGCGGAGATGCCCAACAAGGGCACCGGGGACGCCATCACCATCGAGAAGCTGGCAGACACCATCATCATCCGCGAGGTGGCCGACGTGGACCGCGTCATGGACCGCGTCAACCAGCTCACGAGGCGCGAGAGGGCGGCGAGGGCATGACGCGGACGAGGGTGACATTCAACGGGCTGAACCTGACAGACCTGTACGACGTCTCGGACCTCAGGACCTCGCTCCTGCCGAGGACCATCGGCAGCATCGACGTGCCCGGCATGGACGGCGCCCTGTACACGGGGCACCGCCTCGCGCCGAGGGAGGTGACGCTCACGCTGAGCGTCAGGGGCGGCGACATAGGGGACCGCCAGCACGCGGCCCGCATGCTGGCCTCGGCCCTCGCGGTGGACGAGCCCGCGCCGCTGTCGATGAGCATCGACGGCGGGCTGTTCTACATGGCCATGCCGAACTCGCCGGGCGACGGCGCCCGCTACGCCAACGCCCTGCGCTTCGACGTGAGCTTCACGTGCCTCGACCCGACGCTCCACGGGACCCGCGAGACGTGGGACCTGACGAGCGGGGGCAGCGCGACGGTCGTGGTGGGCGGCACCCACCCGACCATGCCGCTGGTCGAGGTCACCGGGGCCAGCAACGGCTCGGGCGGCTTCTGGCGCCTGACGCTCGACGGGGGCGACTACCTTATCGCCACCATCCCCAGCGGGGTCACGAGCGCGCCCATAGTGGCCGACTGCGAGAACCGCGTCCTGCGCGTCAACGGCAGCGTGGCCCTCCTGCAGCCTGCGGCCGACTGGCTGGTGCTCGAGCCCGGGGAGCACACGCTCGCCATGACCGGCACCGGCACCGGGACCGTATCGTTCGAGGAGAGGTGGCTGTGATGGCCCTGCCGCGCATCATCGTCAGCGACCACACCGAGGCGTTCAGGTTCGAGCTGGACCCCAGCCGGGTCATCGACGCGCGCACAGTCGATGAGGTCAACGGCGAGCACAGCCTGACCATCACGACGCTGCAGGAGCTCGAGAAGACCGACCGCCTGCTGCTGCGGGACGCCATGGGGCACTGGCACGAGTACGTGGTGCTCGGCATCACCGCGGAGCACACCGACGGGGGCGCGGTCTCCCACGAGTACTACTGCGTCTGGTCGCTGCAGTACGACCTGAGCGCGACATTCGTCAACGACCTGTACGGATGCGGCTACAACCCCGGCAGGGCATCGACGCCGCAGCCGGCGACCAGGGCGCTCGAGTGCGCGCTCGAGGGAACCAGCCGCTGGACGATAGGCACCGTCTCGCAGAACACCGAGTCCTCGGCCAGCTTCTACCGCAGGAGCGGGTGGGAGGGCCTGCAGACGGTGGTCGAGCGGTGGGGCGGCGAGATCGGCGCCACCATCACCGTGACCGGCGCCGGCCTCGTCGGCAGGCAGGTCAACCTGCTCTCGCACACCGGCTCGACGGACGCCACGCGGCGCTTCGACTACGGGCACGACGTGGCGGGCATCAGGCGCACCGTCTCCGACGACATATGGCCATGCCGCATCGTCCCCCTCGGGAAGTCCGAGGAGACCGAGGCGGGAGGCTACACCCGGCGCCCGAGCATCGAGAGGGTCAACGGCGGCATCCCGTGGGTCGAGGACGCCTCGGCCGTGCCCCTGACCCGCCAGCCCGACGGGCAGGGCGGCTGGGAGTACCCCACGCTCATCGTCAAGAACGACACCTACGCCGACCCCGACGACCTCAAGGCGTGGGCGATCGAGCACGCCAGCGAGTACTGCAGGCCCATCGTCTCCTACGAGGCGGACGTGGTCCAGTTCGAGAGGGCCGGAATGGGCACCCACGGCGTGGCGCTCGGCGACGAGGTCGTGGTGGTCGACCGGACCTTCTGCGACGGGGGGCTGCGCATAGCGGCCCGCGTGGTGAGGGTTGAACAGAGCCTGCTCGACCCGGCCGACGTCAGGCTCACCATCGGGAACGCCAAGGAGACGCTGGCGGGCCAGCTCTCGGGCATCTCCGGGGAGGTCGCATCGCTTGCCGAGATCCTCGGCAACACCGGGGCATACCAGGCGAGCGACACCTACCTGTCAAACCTGATAGGGCAGATAAACGCGGCGGCCAACGCCACCGGCGGCTACACCTACATCACCGAGGGCGAGGGCATCCGCACCTATGACCGCGCGGTGAGCGACCCGCTCGTGGGCGCCGAGGCGACGGCGGTCGTCGAGGTCAAGGGCGGCACCATACGCATCGCCAACAGCCGCACGGCAGGAGGCGACTGGGACTGGAAGACGGTCTTCGTCTCCGGCTTCATTAGCGCCGACTTCATCCACGGGGGCACGCTCGTCGCGGGAGGCGCCAACAACGTCAACGGCATCATCCAGGTGCTCGACGCCAACGGCAACGTCATATCCCAGCTCGACGGCTCGGGGTCGCGGCTCACCGGGGACATAACCCTCGTGAAGGACGGCATGCGCACGCCGAGTGACAGGAGCTTCCCGCAGAGGATGGTCACGAGGCACAGCATCATCGACGCCGGAACGTCCGCCTATGCCGTCCTCACGGGCCCCGTCGGCGCCATCGACTACAACGTCTACGGCCTTTCGCTCGACCGATACGCGACGCTCACCAGCCAGGGAAGCCTCGAGTTCGTCAACCGGCTGCTCCTCGTCCCGTCGAACCAGAGCGGGACAAACTACCACAGCTCCATCGCCGCAACGGACAACCTGCTCGTCCTCAGCCACTACCAGGAGCGCATCGACGACAGAGCCACGCACAGCGGGCAGGTGTGGCTGTCAGGCACACAGGCCTACATCGGCGTGTCAAATGGCACATCCCTCAGAAACCTGCTGATCGCCAACGAGACGTCCATCATCCTGAGGCTTGACCCCCAATCGACGTCAGGAAGGGACATCGTCTTCGACGAGTCGGGCTTCACGACGCCGGGGTATGTCCCCGTGACGTTCAACCACACCACGAAGGTGAACGGCAGCTTCACGGTCACCGGGACCAAGAGCAGGGTCTGCGACACCGAGCACTACGGCCATCGCCTGCTCTACGCATACGAGACCCCGAGGCCGACGTTCGGAGACCTCGGAAGCGGGACCATAGGCGGCGACGGCCTGTGCTACGTCCAGATCGACGACATCCTCACGGAGGCGGCGCAGACCGCGGCGGGGTACCAGGTGTTCCTGCAGAAGTGCGGGAGGGGCGACCTCTGGGTGGCCGAGAAGCACCCCGGGTACTTCGTCGTGGAGGGCACGCCCGGGCTCCCGTTCGACTGGGAGCTGAAGGCGGCGCAGCTCGGCTACGAGAGCACGCGCCTCGAGGACGACGACGCGCTGCGGATGGACGACGGTGAGCAGCAGGACGCGGCTGCGGGGATCGAGGCGACGCTCGAGGCGGACGGCTACGTGGACGGCATCGAGTCGCTCCTCATGCAGGAGCTTCTGACAGTCAAGGAGGAAAGCAATGAAGCAGCTTAGCAGCTTTATGGCCCTGAACGTCAATGGCGGGGACCGCATCAGCTACACCTACGACACCATCGACCCGGTGACGGGCGAGGTCATAGGCTCCAACACCAAGGAGTCCTTCTTCGTGGTGGACGAGGAGCTGCGCGGCCACGTCGAGGCGGTGCGCGACTACATCCGCGAGAACAAGCTCGCGGACTAGGGGTGCCCGATGGACCCGCAACCATTCGTGGCATGGGCGGCACCCATAGCCTCGACGGTCATCGTCACCGCCGCGACGGCGAGCATCAACGCGAGGATCGCACGCGGCGAGAAGAAGCGCGACGAGGCACAGAAGGCCACCGAGGCCAAGCGCGCCAAGGAGGCCGAGTGGCGCGACGACATGGCCGAGCACATGCGCAGGCAGGACGAGAAGATGAGCCTCATGACCTCGTCGCTGCAGAGCACCATGCGCGCGACGCTCATCCACAACGCGGAGAAGTACTTCTCGCGCGGGAGCATAACGCCCGAGGAGCACGCGAGCTGGTGCGACATGCACGACCGCTACAGCGCCATGGGCTTCAACGGCCTCATCGACGGCTACCGCACGCGCATCGACCGGCTGCCGCACGTCACCATTGAGCACCTGATAAGCGAGTCAAGGAGCAAGGAGGAAGGAACGAAATGAATTACCTACTGCCATCGCGCGTATACGACGTACTGAAATGGACGGGCCTCGTGCTCTTCCCGGCGCTGGCGACCCTCGTCGGGGCGGTGGGCCCCGCATGGGGGATGCCGCACGTGGACGCCATCGTGCTCACCATCAACGCGCTCGGGACGTTCATCGGCACCTGCATCGGCGTGAGCCACATCGCCGCCATGGGCCAGCCGGACCCCGACGGAAACGCGGCGCACCTCAGGGAGGAGTGACCATGCCGGACATCGCGGCCTTCTGCGAGGCGATGCGCAGGGCGTGCGATGACTGGTCGCTCGGATACGACCAGTCCAACCGCTGGGACATACGCGACGGCGGCGAGTGCGACTGCAGCTCGCTGGTGATCTGGGCGCTCCGCCGTGCGGGCTTCGACGTTGGCACGGCGAGCTACACCGGTGACCTGAGCGACAACCTCACCGCGCGCGGCTGGCGGCGCCTGCCGTTCGACATCGACGCGGTGCGCCCCGGCGACATCCTGCTCAACGACAGCTGCCACGTCTGCGCGGCGATAGCCGGCGCGGGCAGGGGCGCGACCATCGCGCAGGCATCCATCGACGAGCGGGGCCGCATCGCTGGCGGCTCCGGCGGCGACCAGACGGGCGGCGAGACCAACACCCGCAAGGTGTACGCCTACAGCCGCGGCTGGGACTGCATCCTGCGCTGGGGCGGCGGGGCGGCGCCGTCGGCCCTCGAGGTGGACGGCATCATCGGGCCCGACACGGTGCGCGAGTGGCAGCGCCAGATGGGCACGACCCCCGACGGCTGCGTGAGCGGCCAGCTCAAGGAGTGCCAGGGCGCCTACCCGGCGCTCCGCGCCGTGACGTTCGAGGGCACCGGCTCCGAGCTGATGGAGGCGGTGCAGCGGCGCGTCGGGGTGCCTGGGCCGACCGGCATCGCCGCCGGCGGCACCGTGTGCATGCTGCAGGGATGGCTCGTGCTCCACGGGCACAGCTGCGCGGGGGACCGCGCGGGGGTGCTCGGCGAGGCGACGGCCAAGGCCCTGCAGGAGTCCATCAACGCAGGGGAGTGGGCCGAATGACGACATACGACGGCAGGGGGCGCCGGGTCCCGACCGCGCGCCGCGGCAGGCGGCCGTCCGACGGGGCGGCCCTCGGGATGGCCCTCGCGGCCGTGCTCCTCGCTGGGGCGCTGGCCGCGTGGCTGATCCTCGACCGGGAGGCCGAGCGCAGGGAGGCGCAGAGGGTGCCGGTCGTGGTCGGGCCGACCCACGACTCCCTCACGGTCGCCTACACCTACGACGGCGAGGCCATCAGGGCCTACGTGATCACCGACCCCGACACCGGGGCGCAGTACATCGTGACCGACCGCGGCGGGATATGCCGCAGGGAGGGGGCGGGCGAATGAGGGGCGCCATGGCGGCCGGGGCGACGGCCGCGCTGTTCTGGGCCCTCGCATGGGCGGTGCTCCGCGCGGTGGTCGAGGCCGCGGCCTTCGCGCTGGTGGCGGTCCAATGACCGGCATAGACGGATGGGACCACAAGTGCCCCAAGTGCGGCGCCGGCATGAGGGTCATGCCCGAGACCGACTGGTGCCTGCACGACATGAGGACCATAGACGCGATATGCCCGAACTGCCTGCACGTCGAGAGGCTGTGGGCGGTCCCGGCGAGGAAGACGGAGGAGAAGCGATGACCTACCAGCCCTACCAGCCCTACGCCGCACAGTACGCGCAGCCAATCGTGGCGCAGGGGTACATGCCCCCGCAGGCGCCGCAGGCGTACCAGCCGCCCGTGAACGGCATCGTCAAGGTCAACGGGCGCGATAGCGCGCTGCAGTACCAGCTCCCGCCCAACTCGATGAGCCCGGCGCTGTTCGACGCCAACGGCCGGACCTTCTACGTGGTCTCGACGGACGGCGCCGGGGCCAAGACGGTGGAGGCCTTCGACTTCCACCCGCACGTCGAGGAGCGGCCCCAGCCGGCGCTCGCCGGCTACGTGGGGCGTGACGAGTTCGACGCGCTGGCGGCGAGGGTCGAGTCCATGATGGGAGGCGGAAATGCCCTTTATGCAGCAGTTCCAGAGCCCGCAGCAGAGCCCCCGGTGGCAGCCCACGCAAGGCCAGCCCACGCAGGGTCCCCCGAGTAGCGCGGCGGGAATGACGTTCGCGCAGTTCATGGAGCAGAACCGGGGGATGAGCATCGAGCAGGCGTGCCAGCGCTACGGCGTGGACATGGGCCGGCTCGAGAGCCTGTCCCGCTCGCTCCTCGGAAGGTAGTCCCCGCGCGCCGGGTGCACACGGCGCAGGAGAAAGCGAAACACGAACGAAAGGTGGGAAATGAACGACTTCAGTCTCTCAGACCTCGCGACGGTCATCGGCAACGGCCGCAACGGAGACGGCCTCGGCGGCGACAACGGCATCCTCTGGCTGCTGCTGTTCATCATCCTGGGCGGCGGCTTCAGCAACCGCGGCTACGGCAGCGGCGGCTACGGCAACGGCGGCGGCGCCGGCTGCGTGGGCGGCGACGCCCTCTACCCGTGGCTTAACCAGTCCGAGCAGGCGGGCGCCGCGGCCGCCGCGACCCAGCAGGCCATCGCGGGCCTCTCGCAGCAGCTGTGCGGCTGCTGCGGCGACATGCAGATGGCCGTGTCCAACGGCTTCGCCAACGCCGAGACCGCGGCCAACGCGCGCCAGATGGCCAGCATGCAGCAGGGCTACGGCATGCAGACGGCCATGATGCAGGGCTTCAACGCGCTGCAGGCCCAGCAGGCCCAGTGCTGCTGCGACGCGCGCCTCGAGAACGCCAACCAGACGAGCACGCTGCTCGCCGACAACGCGGCGAAGACCCAGACCATCATGGACAAGCTGTGCCAGCTCGAGCTCGACGGCGTCAAGGGCCAGCTGGCACAGGCCGAGCGCGAGAACGCCAGCCTGCAGAACCAGCTCAACATGGCGAACCTCGCGGCCTCGCAGCAGGCGCAGAACGCGTTCATCTCGCAGGGCTTCGCCAACGAGGTCGACGCGCTCTACAACCGACTCAACAGCTGCCCGGTCCCGAGCATGCCGGTCTACGGCCGCACCCCGATCTTCACGTGCAACCAGCAGCCCGCATGCGGCTGCGGCTGCGCCGCCTAGGGAGGCGGGCCATGGCTTGTGAGTTCATAGCACCAGCGCAGACCGTGGCGCTCAACAGCCCCGTCCTGTTCGACGACTCCATCCCGTGCAGCCAGGGCCGCGTCTACCACGACGACGGCAACGGCACCTTCCAGCTGCGCGGCATGTCCCGCACGCGCGCGTGCGGGTGCCCGCGCCTCACCGAGTACGAGGTGGAGTTCACCGGCAACATCGCGGTCCCCGATGGCGGCACGGTCGGCCCCATCGCGGTGGCGCTCACCATCGGCGGCGAGCCCATCGAGTCGAGCCGCGCCATCACGACCCCCGCGGCCGTGGACGAGTACGGCAACGTGACCTCGCGCAAGACCGTCAAGATCCCGTGGGGCTGCTGCCCGTCGCTGTCGGTGGAGTACGTGAGCGGGGCGGTGGACGACCCGGCGGCCGTCCCGACCCCGGCCATCAGGGTGGTGGGCGGCAGCCTCACCATCGGACCGGTAAACGAGTAGGAGGCGCCAATGGTTGACAAGATCTACCAGGCCAAGGCGAAGGTCCTCGAGCGCATCGACCGCTCCATCGCGGAGCGGGGCACCGACCGCATGGACATCCAGGAGATGGGCATGCTGGCCGACATCGTGAAGGACCTCAGCGAGGCCGAGCAGGCGTGCTGGGAGGCGGAGTACTACAAGTCCATCTCCCAGGCGATGGCCGCGGGCGCCGGGTACACGCCCATGTCCTCCGGCCGCGTCCAGCCCGCCATGGGCTACGACGCCGGCCGCATGGCCGCGGGCGGCTACATGCCCGAGGGGCCGAGCGGGTACCGCGACGCCATGGGCCGCTACGCCACGCGCCCGGGCTACGACGCCGGCCGCCACGGCTACGACATGCAGGGCCTGCGCGACGCCATGGCGTCCGCGCCCGCGGAGGAGCGCGCCCAGCTCGAGCGGGAGCTGCGGCAGATGCTCGGGATGTAGGCACCGCATGCGGCCGTTCGCCATAGGCGGCGACCTGTGGCTGGTCCGGCGCGTGCCGAGGGGCGACCCCCGGCTCGTCGACAGGACCGGCACCGCGCGGCTCGCCATGACCGACCCCGCGACGAGGACCGTCAGCATCGACGAGGGCGTGGTGCCCCCGCTGCTCGACAGGGTCCTGCTGCACGAGGTCGCGCACGCGGTGACCATATCGAGGGGGCTGCTCGGCCGCATGCGCCGGGCGGTCCCCGAGCGGTCATGGGTCCCCGTCGAGGAATGGGCGGCGCAGCTGGTCGAGGGGCACTCGATCGAGGCCATAGAGGCCGCGAGGGAGTGCCTCGGCAGGCCGGTGTGCGTGGACGGCAGGTGCCTGTAACGCACGATGGGGCGGCCCCGCGGGGGGCCGCCCCGCACGCACGAAGGAGCAGCGCATGAGACGCTACACGACGCCCACGGTCGAGCTGGCCGTCCAGGGCATCGACCTCACCGGGTGCGAGGTCTGGGTGACCCTCGAGCAGAGGGGCGACGAGATCACCACGAGGGTGGGGGCCGAGGACATGGCCCACGACGACGAGGGCACCACCATCACCGTGGGCTACACGCAGGAGCAGACGGCATCGCTCGACGAGGGCCGCGCGAGGCTGCAGGTCAACTGGCTCGACGCCGACGGCCGGCGCAACGCCACCGGCATCGCGACGGTCGAGGTCGCCGGGAACCTGCTGGGAAGGACGGTGGGCGATGCCTAGCGAATGCGCATGCCGCATCCCGCTCACGGTCGCCGAGCCCGACGAGGTGGCCTTCTCGGCCGCCGAGTACATCCCCGTCCGCGTGACCGACGCGCCCGCCTACGACGGGCCCTACGAGGTCTCGGCGGCGCGCTGGGCGCAGGTCCTGCCCACGGCGGGCCGCGTCATGACGGCAGACCTCACCGTCCGGCCCATCCCGAGCAACTGGGGCCTCGTCACGTGGGACGGCTCGACCCTCACCGTTAGCTAAGGAGTAGAACATGGCACAGAACGTAATCATCAACGGGGTGACCTACCAGCAGGTGCCCGAGGTGACCATCCCGCTCGTGGGCGGCGGCGAGGCCCGCTTCCTCGACACCGCGGACGGCACGGCGCAGGCGGGCGACCTGCTGCAGGGCGAGACCGCCTACGCGGGCGGCGCGCTCGTGACGGGCACCATCCCGACCAAGGCGGCGCAGACCTACACGCCCGGCACCACGCAGCAGACCATCGCGGCGGGCCAGTACCTCGGCGGCGCGCAGGTCATCGCGGGCGACACCAACCTGCGCGGACCCAACATCATCAGCGGCACGTCCATCTTCGGCGTGGCGGGCACGCTCACCGTGCCGACCATCACGCAGGACCAGACGACCAAGGTGCTCAGCATCAGCTAGGGGGCGACATGGCACAGGAGATCATGGTGATGGGCGCCATCTACGAGGACGTCCCCTCGGTGCGCCTGCCCGACTCCAACGGCACGTTCCACCCGTTCACCGACACCAGCGACACCACGGCCGTGGCGGGAGACGTTGCGCAGGGCAAGACCTTCCACCTCGCCGACGGCACGCTGGCCACGGGCACGGCGTCGGGTGGCGGTGGGGGCGGCGGTTCCGTCGACCCCAAGGACGTGAACTTCATCGACTACGACGGCACCATCGTCCACAGCTACACCGCGGCGGAGTTCCTCGCGCTCACGGCCATGCCCGAGAACCCGACGCACGCGGGCCTCGTCTCGCAGGGCTGGAACTGGACGCTCGCGGACGCGCAGGCGTACGTGGCCGAGTGCGGTATGCTGGTCGTGGGCCAGATGTACGTCACCGAGAGCGGGGACACCGAGATTGATGTCGAGCTGAGGGACGGGTTTCTGTCTCCATACCTTTCGTTCGCACTCAAGGGGAACGCCACCGTCCAATGGGGAGATGGGGCCAGCAGCACGGTGACCGGCTCGGATGTGTCCACGCCGATGTATGTGCATCATGCCTACAGCACCGCGGGCAGGTACACCATCAGTGTCCACGTGAACAGCGGGACTCTAAACCTGGCCGCCACAAACAGTAAACCCATTCTCAGCGCAAACAGCGCCACCAAAAACGATAACCTTCCGTACTCGCACAGCGTCCGCGCGGTCAGGGTCGGCGACAGCGTTGCGAATCTTTATACCTATGCCATCGGTTCGTGCGCCAATCTCGAGTACGTGACCCTGCCGAGCACACTCACCTCGATAAGTAGTAACGTCTTCGATAGCTGCAACTCAATCGAGGCCATAACCATCCCGGCTAGTTGTTCCCTCTCCGCATCGAACTGCTTCAACTACTGCACCAGACTGAAGTACGCCTCCTTAGGCGAGAAGGTGTATTCATCTTCCCGTCTCTTCCAGAACTGCTCTTCGCTCAAGATGGTCAACGTCACGGGCTCTGATATGGGGGCATATGAGTTTTCCAGCTGCTACGCGATAGGTCGGATTTCGATACCGAGCAGTGTGACCAGTATCGGGTCTTCGGTGTTCTCCAATGCCTATTGCCTCAGAGAGATTCACTTCAAGCGCGAGACCCCGCCAACAGCACAAGGATTCTTCAACTCCAATACCGCCAACCGCGGGGTCACCATCTACGTCCCCCAAGGCTCGCTCGCGGCCTACACCAGCGCGAGCAACTACCCCGACCCCGCGACGTACACCTACGTCGAGGAGTAGCGCCCACGCGGGCGCAGGTGCGAGTAGGTAAGAGCAAGGTACGAGTAAGCCCCTCGCCCCATTGCGGGCGGGGGGCTTTTTTGCGTCCCAAGCGCGTCCCAACGGGGCGGAAAAGCGGGGACCAGCCGGAGCACCCGGACGAGAAGCCGCACGTCAGGGGGCCACCCGGAGCACCCGGACGACCGGCATACTACAACGGTCTGTAAAGCCATACGCATAACCGCAGGTAGAAGCGCCAAAACGGACGGTCATCGTCCCTATTCGTCCCAAGCGGCCCAGTCCCAGCCCGCGTCATAGGGGTGGGCCGCGTACGCCTCGGCCACGACGGCCGCGATCATGTCGGGCCGCGGGCGGTCGTAGTGGCGCCCGGTCACGCCGGGGGCCACGTGGCCGAGCATGACCTCGATGCCCCAGTGGTCGAGCCCGAGGGACCAGCGGGCGTTCGTCTCCCACGAGTTGCGCAGGTTGCGGAACGGGTGGCGCATGCCGTCGGGCACCGCGCGCGCCCACGAGTCGCCCAGGCGGTCCTGCGACGAGGGACCGCCCATGCCGTCGCCCGAGAGCCAGCCCCCGCCCGAGGCGCCGGCAAGAAGGAGCAGCCGGGCGCCGGCGCGGCCGGGGACGGCCACGGCCCGGCGGCTCTGCCGGTTCTTCAGGCGCTCGCTGACGCCGTCGCCGCGGTTGGTCACCTGCCTGCGCACCTCGACGAGGGCGCAGCCGTGGCACCCCGAGACGTCGCCGCCCATGACGCCCAGCGCCTCGCCCACGCGCAGGCCGCCGAAGGCAGCGAGCAGGAACGCCGCCTCGAACCACTCGCCCATGACCTCCCGCCACACCTCGCCCAGCTCCGGGAGGGTCCAGACGGCCCGGTCCATGGTGCGGGCCGTGGAGCGCGAGGGCATGACGTAGCGCTCCCTCGCCGGGTTCGACGCGGCGAGCCCGTAGCGCACCGCGTAGTCCAGGACGGGCCGCAGGACGTCGAGCGCGCCGCGCGCCTGGTTGGCGCCCAGCGACGACAGCCACTGCTGGACCTCGAGCGGCCTCACCGCATCGCACGGCACGTCGGCCCAGCGGGGCGCCACGTGCCTGCGCCACCCCGAGAGGTACTGCTGCAGGGTCTGGGGCGAAAGGTCGCCCTCCTCCACGCGGCGCCCGAGCGCCGGCAGGTGCCAGCGCTCCCACACCTGCCCGACGGTGGGGCAGGGGGCCTCGTCCGAGTGCTCGAGCATCAGCTCCGCGCGGGCGCGCTCGGCATCGACGCGCGAGCCCCGCACCGTGCGCGAGCGGCGCCGGTACTCGCCGGTGGCCGGGTCCTTGCCCCAGTAGCGTATGCGCCAGACACCCGGCGAGACCTCGGCCATGGACCCCCAGGCGGCGCGCATCCGGCGGGCCATCAGGAGCGCCCCACGAGGTGGAGGGTGGTCTCGGCGAGCCGCAGGATGTACTCGCGCCCCGTCTCGTTGCACGCGCGGAACGTCGAGAGCAGCTCGCGCTCCTCGTCGGTGAGCGAGTCCGACGACAGCGGCTCGACGCCCAGCAGGTAGGAGACCGTCACGCCAAGGGCCGCGGAGATCGACATCACCTTCCCGACCTGCGGGTCCGTCTGGCCGGACTCCCAGCGCTGGACGGTCTGCTGGGTCGTGCCGATCGCATGGGCGAGCTCCTCCTGCGACCAGCCCCGGGAGATACGTGCCTCGGCTATGCGCAACATGCTTACCTCCGTTCACACATCGTACGTGTATTATTTCACAAATTCTTGTTGCAAATCACCCGCCACATGTGTAATATGGGACACGTCACACGCGGAGCGTGTAACCGTACCCTGATAACCGCATACAGCTACGAAGAACAGGCCAAGCCGCGCCTTGGTGCGGCTTGGAGATCGAGAGGGAGGTGCAGAGATGCGCCAGAACATGCGGGCCGAGAGGGCCCGCAGCGGCCTGAGCATGAGGGAGGCCGCAGACGCCATCGGCGTGCACCCCAACGCGATAGCGCGGTGGGAGCACGGCGAGAGCGAGCCGACAGCCAGCAACCTCATATCGCTCAGCCGGCTGTACAAATGCTCCCCCGAGTACCTCCTTGGGCTGACCGACGAGCGGAGCGGCGTCGCGGTGGCCAGCGAGTAGCCATGGCCGAGCACGACGAGGCCCCGCGCTACTTCAGGCTGTACCGAGACACCTGGAGGATCATCGACGCCTCGCTCACGCGAGCGCAGGCGGCGAAGCTGCTCTATGCGATGGCGGAGTATTTCTTCGACGGGACCGAGCCGGAGGAGGGAAGCCTCCCGAAGCCGGCACAGAACATGTTCGACATGCAGCTCGCGGCCCTTGCGAGCTATCGGAGAAACGCCCTGAACGGCAAAAGAAATCGCAAAAAAGCTGTCAAGAAGTTGTCAGAAAGTTATCAGGAACTTGACCAAGAAACGATGCAAGAACGTATGCAAGTTTCTGAGGACCAACAAGGCACATCACCTGCGGAAACGCAAAAAGTGGGTGGGGAGCAAACCCACAAGCACGCTGGCAGGAGTGCCTCCGACATCATTAATCATGAATCATTAATCAATAACAACCCCCCTACCCCCACCACTCAATCAAGCTTCGACACTAAGCTGGCTCACCTGCGCGAGATCACCGGCGAGACCGGCTGACGCCAACGGCCAGAGCGTCTGGTGGAGGCGGGAGGAGGGAGGCGAAGGCAATGGCGGAGACGGTGACCGTCGCCGGGATCCCCGTCGACCAGGAGACGCTGGAGCGCATGTTCGAGGCGCTCGCGGAGCGGCACTGGGGCGGGCTTCCCGGGACGTACACGCCGCGGCTGCACATGCTCAAGCCCATCACCGGCCCGGTGGCGAGCTACGAGCAGGTGCTCCACGAGTACATGACCAGCGGGAGCATGCCGGCATGGTTCAGGCAGCGCTTCATGGGCGAGGGGTCCGACACGAGCCGGGGCGACATCGACGGCGCCTACGAGAAGGTCATGGCGGCCGCGGGCTTCCCCCGCATCGTATGGGCCATGAGGCGCCCATGGGACGAGCTGCCGCCACCGTACCTCGACGAGTGGTCGCGGGCGATCAGGGCCGGCAACGCCCCATGGCTGCTGGTGACCGGCGGGGAGGCGCAGGACAGGTCGCGCATCCTCGCGCAGGCCGCCATCGCGGCCAGCACGACGAGGGTCGGGACCATCACCTACCGGACCTCGAAGACGATATGCGACGAGGTGGCCTCGGCGGGCAACTACGGGAGCAACAGCAAGCACAACGTGCTCATGCCGTACCGGGAGTGCGGGCTCCTGCTCATCGACGGGCTCGGCGGGGAGCGGCGCAAGGCGCCCGAGGCGAGGGCGCTCGCGGACCTGCTGGTGGCCCGGAGGGACCACATGCTGCCCACGGCCATCGCGACGGAGGCGGGGCTCGGGGGCATCGTGGCCGCCTACAAGTCGGTGGACGAGCGGGCGGCCGGGGAGATGCTCGACGCCATAGAGGGCGGGCTCACCGGATACGGGTCCGCCATGGAGGCACCGGGCATCATCGCGCTGTAGGCAAGACCGAGCGCCACGACCGGCGCGCCGCCCACTTCGGAGACCGCCGATGCCGAGCAGGGATGGCAACCCTTCGAGGACACCGGCGCAGGAACCGTCGAAAGGCGGCCAACCCGTACGCTGGTCACTATCTCCTTTCTATTCCACCATGCGGCCGCCTGGCGGGGCGGCGCGCCGGTCGGGGCGCTTGGAGGGGAGGCGGCGGATGCTGCAGAGGTACATGACGGTGGCGGAGCTCCACGAGAGGACCCTGCTGCCAAGGACGACCATCTACGACGCGATAAGCGACGGCAGCCTACCCGCGCTCAGGCCGGGGGACCGGAGGCGGGGGCTGCGCATCGGCGAGCGCGACGCGGAGGAATGGCTCGAGAGGGAGACGAGGCGGGGCACGGGCTGGCAGGCTGGCGGCCCCGCCTCGGAGACGGGTGCCCACGCGGGGCACGGAACGGAGCATAGCAGATGAGGCACGAGGACACGCGCAGGACGCCCAGGGCGTCGGCGATCGCAAGGGCGAGGCGCGAGAGGCACGAGAGGGAGCGCAGGGAGCGCATGGAGCTGCTGCTGGCGGCCCTCCTGCTCGCGGCCTTCCTCGCCATGGCCGGCATCGCTGGCCGCATGGACTACCAGGACCGCGTGCGCGCGCTCGGGGCGCCCGAGGCCGCGGAGCCCGCAGGATAGCGACGGCGTGGCGAAGTGGGCCAGGCAGCGCAAAGGCTAAGCCTTGCGAGTCTTTGCAATGCAGCGGCGAGGCTTGGCAGAGCTGGGCGGTGCGTGGCAATGGCTTGGCACAGGTGCGCGATGCAGCGCAATGGCAATGCCCAGCGATGCGAGGGCGAGGCAAAGCGATGCGAGGGCGAGGCATTGAATCGCGACGCGAGAGCAAGGCATAGCGAAGCAAGGATGAGCATAGCGACGCGAGGGCAAGGCATAGCGTTGCAAGGGCGAGGCGAAGCATGGAGTCGCGAGGGCATGGCAGGACGAGGCGGAGCGACGGCAGGGCGAGGCGTGCAATGCAAAGCGACGCGAAGGCAAAGCGCAGCACTGCCAAGGCAAAGCGCAGGGCCGCTGCCCCATGCGAGGCAAAGGCATGGCAATGAACAGCACGGAAGGCGCGGCCGAGGCCGCGGAGACGAGAGACGGGAGACAGACATGGAGGACATGAGGGTCCGCATCACCTTCACCGAGGAGCTGCTGGGGACGGCCAGCAGCGACCCTGAGATCCACGACCACTTCATCGCGAGCAAGGCGCCCGACGCGCCGAGCCGCGCCGAGGAGGTGGCATCCCTCGGGGTCGAGGAGGCCGCCGAGCGCGGGCGGACGGTGTTCCCCCGCACCGAGGACGGGGAGCCCTTCCTCTGGAACTACCAGCTGAAGGGCTTCTTCAAGGACGCCTGCTACATGCTCAAGAAGGTCAAGGGTACCCGCAGCAGCGGCATGCGCGCCTACAAGAAGGACATCGACGGCCTCATCTTCGTGGGGCCGCGCAGGATCGTCCTGCACACGCCAGAGGGGACGAGCCCGGTCGGGACCGACTGCCAGCGCCCGCTGCGAGCGCAGACGCCGCAGGGGGAGCGCGTGGCCCTCGCGCACAGCGAGGCGGTGCCGGCGGGCACGACCATCGAGGCGACCATCACCTGCCTGCAGGACGGGCAGATGGACGCGGTGCGCGAATGGCTCGACTACGGCCGCCTGCGCGGCATGGGCCAGTGGCGCAACAGCGGGAAGGGGAGCTTCACGTGGGAGGAGCTGGCGTGAGGGACCTCGTCTTCTTCGTCCCCAGCAACTACCACAACCAGCACGGGCAGCGCAAGGGCCCGTGGTGGGGCATGAACGAGATCATGCAGAGCCAGCGCACCTTCGGGAAGCGCAGGGTCGACCGCCAGAAGGCCGGGGCCGAGCTCCAGGTGGCCACCTGCGCGGCCGAGGCGATGGAGGCGCAGGGGTGGACGGCGCCCGAGGGCCGCACGACGGTCACGCTCACGTTCGTCGAGGCGGGCCGCAACCGCGACCCCGACAACGTCTTCGGTGGCGCGAAGTACATCCTCGACGCGCTCTGCACGCCGACCTTCATGCGCACCGACCCGAAGACCGGCAAGGAGGTATGGAAGCACCGCAGCGGGTGCTCGGCCATACGGGACGACAGCCAGCGCTACGTCGACCTGAGGCTGGCGATAGCGGAGAAGACCGACAAGAGGGAGCCGGGCGTCTGGGTCCGGCTCCACACGGAGGAGGGGTGAGATGGCTGACAGGGACAGATACATCACCGTCAGGAGGGCGGCCGAGCTGGCAATGATAACCGAGGACCAGGTGCTCAACATGTGCAAGTCAGGTGGCCCCTTCAAGCTCCGCCACATAACCAGGAAGGACGGAACGGTCCTTATCGACAGGGACTCGCTCACGGAGCTGTTCCTTGGATACGTAGGGGGTTGGGACTGATGAAGCCCGAAACGCGGGAAAAGATGATGGAGCTGCTTATGAACGTGTTCATACACGAAAGCAGGGCATTCACTGATGTCGTTAGGCTGGAAGTCCCGATCTACCTCTCGGACTTGGATGGAAGACCAGAAGAGGCCGACGATTACCGCAAAGAAGTGGCGGACATCGATGAAGAGCTCGGAGAGATCCGAAAGTCGCTCCGCAGCCTCAAGGAGCTAATTCTCGATGAGTGCAAAGAGGGGGAATGACATGGCAGAGACCATCGACGTGGCCGCGGAGGTCATCGAGAGCGAGCTGAGCCCGCTCAGCAGGGCAGAGCAGTGGCTGGCCACCGCCCGCGGCCGCGTGGCCGAGCTGGCCGCGCAGTACCGCGTGCCCGAGACCATCGCGGACGAGCGGGCCTACAAGGACGCCAAGGCGAGCCGCGCGTCGGTCCGCAAGGACGCCGCGGAGCTGGACGCGGAGCGCAAGGCCATGACCCGCGAGATGGACGACGCGCTCAAGCGGTTCAGGGGCGACGTCAAGGACGTGCTCGAGCCGCTCACCGACCTCGACGCGGCCTACCGCGCCGCGCTGGACGAGTACGAGGCCCGCTGGGGCGCCGAGAGGCGCGCCACGCTGCAGGAGGCCTACGACGAGTACGCGCCCGACCTCGTGCCGCTGGTGCCGCTCGACCGACTCGTGGCCAGGTACGGCAGCGAGCGCGGCAAGGGGTGGCTCAACAGGAGCACCAACATCGAGGCGGCCAAGGCCGGCCTCCGCGGGGCCGTGGACTCCATCGCCGCCGGCGAGCAGACCATCGAGGGCGCCGTGGGCCCCGAGGACCTCGAGGCCGCAAAGGCCGACTACTTCTCGACCCTCGACCTCGGGCAGGCGATAGCCGGCGCGCAGGCCCGCGCCGAGCAGCGCGAGCGCGTGAGGCGCCTCGAGGAGGAGCGGAGGCGCCGCGAGGAGGAGTACGAGCGCATGCGGGCCGAGGCCGAGCGCCGCGAGCGGGCCGAGGCCGAGCGCCGCGAGCGGGAGGAGGCCGAGCGCCGCGAGCGGGAGGAGGCCGAGGAGGGGTGGCGCATCCCCTACGAGCCGCCCGCGATCATCGGGCGCCCCGCGCCTGAGCCGCCCGGCATCGCGGAGCAGGTGGCCATCGCCACCAACGCGCCGGCGCCCGGCGCCGTGCCGGAGTACGTCTTCTGCGGATACGGGACGGCCGCGCAGGCCGAGGCGTTCATGGCGTTCTGCGAGCGCGAGGGCATCTCGCGCCGCGTGAAGGTGCCCACCAGGGGGCGCCAGTACAAACTGACAGCCAAGTAAGGGGGAGCCATGACGACGGAGAACCAGCTCGCGGTGGCGGGCGAGGAGCAGGTGGCGGCCCTCGAGGTGCGCCAGCAGGTGAACCAGCTGCAGTATCTCATGAGCAACGTCCTCAAGTCGGGGGAGCACTACGGCGTGATCCCGGGGACGAAGGGCAAGCCGTCGCTGCTTCAGCCCGGAGCCGAGAAGATCTGCCTCATGTTCAAGCTGGTGCCGCGCTACCGCGTCGAGAAGACGCAGCTGGCCGGCGGGCACCGCGAGGTCGAGGTGACCTGCACCCTGTACCAGCGCGGCAGCGACGTGGTCGAGGGCGAGGGCATCGGGAGCTGCTCGACGATGGAGAGCAAGTACCGCTACCGCAACCAGTGGACCAACGGGAGCAAGACGCGCGTCGAGAACGCCGACATAGCGGACACGTACAACACGGTCCTCAAGATGGCCAAGAAGCGCGCCCTCGTCGACGCGGTCAAGAGCACCACGGCCGCAAGCGACATATTCACGCAGGACGTCGAGGACCTCCCCGACTGGATGCGCGGCAGGCAGCAGGCCCAGCCCGCCCAGCAGGTGCAGGTCGAGCCCGCCCCGGCGCCCGCGCCGTCCAAGCCGACGGACGGGGACCTCGCGTGGCTGCGCGACTCCACCGCCCGCCTCGTGGCGCTCGGCTACGTCGAGGCCGAGGCCAAGGCGTACCTGTGGGAGCGCTACAAGGCCGAGGGCATCACCGGCGCGCAGGGCGCCTACGAGGGCATGCTCGGCGCGGCCGGCGCCCCGATGGACGAGCCCGGGGACGAGGGCCTCGCGCCCGACGACATCGACTTCTAGCGACTCGGGCCGCGCCTTGGTGGGAATCGGCCCAAGCGCGGCCCGCCCCTTGTGTGGAAACGACCAAAGAAGGAGGACACATGCGAAACATAAACCGCGTGGTCATCAGCGGCAACCTCACCCGCGACCCCGAGTGGCGCGGGCAGCAGCAGACGGCGCTCGCGCTGGGCGTGGCCGTCAACGACGAGCGCAAGGACCCCGAGACCGGCCAGTGGGAGGAGGTCCCCAACTTCATCGACTGCGTGGTGTTCGGCAACCGCGCCAAGGCCATCGAGCGCTACCTCGAGCGCGGCACCAAGGTCACCATCGAGGGCAAGCTGCGCTGGTCCAGCTGGGAGGCGCAGGACGGCACCAGGCGCAGCAAGGTCGAGGTCGTGGTGGACGAGATCGAGTTCAGCAACCGCCAGGGCGACACCGGGGGCCAGCGCCAGCAGCGCGGACGGCAGGCGCCCGCGCAGCAGCAGGCCACGGGCGGCTACGTCGCCGCGCCGGGCGTCTACCAGCCCAGCCTCTCGAGCGCGCAGCCCGCGCCGCAGGCCGACGTGTACGACGATTCTATTCCGTTCTAAGGAGGAGGGACAGACATGGCACGAGGAAGCATCCGGATCACCGCGACGCTCGACAGCATCGCGGCCAAGAAGAACGGCACCGTGGTCCAGCTGGTGCCCGACGGCTTCGTGACGCCGGAGGACATAGCGGACCTGTACCGCATGCGCGGCAAGACGGTCGCGGTCCAGATCGTGGACCCCGAGCAGCCGCTGCCGCTCGAGTACGACGACGGGGACGAGGCCGACGGCGCGCCCGCCCTCCCGGGTGGCGAGTGACATGGCCGTCGACCCGGACTCCATCCCGCGCTACGCGGAGCCGGACCCGGAGCCGGAGCGCACGCCCGCCGAGTGGATGGACGACTGCGCCCACTGCGGTGCGTGCGAGCGCATCTACGCATGGTTCATCGACAGCCGCGAGCACAAGGGTTGGCGAGAGGACATGGCACGCATCCTCGATTGCGGAGAATGCGACCAGTGGGAGGAGTAGGTATGGACGAGAGCAAGCATAAGGTCGTTTCAAATGCGAGTTCCCAAGGCGTCAGGCGATGCTCACAATTAAAGAGCCGCACTACAAGGGTAACGGCATTATCGAGTATGACGAGGTTGCCCGAGTCCCTGTGTTCGTTTGGCCTATGCCCACTTCAGATGGCCTGTTCGTGGTCGAGCATCAGGACGGTACGGTTCAGAGGGTGCAGCCCGACTCCCTAACCTTCCTAGGCAGCAAGGAGCTTTTCGACCAGTACGATTGGAGTGAATCATGACAGAAGATGAAGCCTTGTCCGCGTTGCTGGTGTTGACGCTATCCATAGCAGAGAACATTTACTTTGACAAGTGCATGTTCTACAACGTGCCGTGCCTTTCGGATTATGACAAGAAGAAATGCATCGATGAGGCGGTGGAGATTCTTCCTGAATTCTTGGAGTACTACGAGAAGGCGTCTGAGGTCCTAGAAGGCAAAAGAGCAGTCAAGAGCAAAGATCACCGTCTCTGCAACTGCGATTGGAGCGAGGCATGACTGAACGCTTGTTAGCGCCACTGGACGATGTGACTGAACGCCTGCGGGCATTGCTGGACGAGCGCGGGGTGGAGTGGTGGCAGAAAAAGCGACACACATGCTGGAAGGTAGGTAAGGGTCAAGAAGTCGAGATATGGCGAGCGTGGGAAGCTCCTGACGGCTCTATTACGCTCAAGGTCGATTACATCTACCACCTAACTCCCGAGCAGGCCATCGCCGCCACGCTGGGGAGCGGGGAGTGCCACGAGGTGATGATTGACCGCTTCTTTCGAGGGTGTGGAGAATGCGGCTACATGTGGGAGTACATGTACGGAATTGGCAAGCGCGTGCGCCCCAACTTCTGCCCCAACTGCGGACGCCGCATCGTAGGGCCTACGACAAATGACGCAGATGCGGAGGTGACCGATGGCTGAGTACGTGGTCGAGGAACCAAGCAGCCAAAGCGCGTCATGGCGAGTGCGCGAGCGCATCGTGCGGTGCAGGGATTGCAAGTTCTACACGCCCGAAAGCATGACCCGCGAGGAGCGTGGGTTTGGTATCTACGAGAACGTGTGGGAGCCGGGCGGATGCTTCAACCCGAGTCGATGCTCTTCCACGTGGGACCACATCAAGGAGCAAATGGTGCCAATCGGCATCGACACGGACCCTGACGGCTTCTGCAAGTGGGGCGAGCGCAAGGAGGTGGACGCATGAGGTTTCGCGTGACCAACATTCGTCCCGGATACTGCGAGGTGTGGGCGAACGAGTACGACGGCGGGCGATACCAGAAGCTTGCTTTGGTCGTACGCGACGAGGGCATGTGGAGTTGGCACGCCAAGGAGCACGAACCTCCATTCGATATGCCGTTCTACACGCGAGAGTTCAAGACCAGAAGAGAGGGCATAAACGACTGCATCAGGACGGCACTGCTGAGACAGGCGCTACACGCCATCGACGGTGGCAAGGGGCTAAGGCGAGACATGTGGCATTGTCCATGTCGGACCGCTCTCCACGACATGCAGAGGTCGCACCTGTTCAGCATCAAGGAGATGCATGACGTGCGAGAGAGGATGGAGAGTAGCGGGGTGTACGCATGAGCATGATTAGCAGCTTGATTGACAAGTTGAACAAGTCGGCAGACGAATGGAACGGAAACAACATGTTCGAGCTGGCACGCATGTGCCGTGAAGCAGCCGACACCATCTGGGAGCTGCGTGACGATTTGCAGCGGGCGAACGCCGAGAACGCCAAGTTGCGGGAGCTGGTGCAAAAGCTATACGCCAATCTCCGTAACCGAGAGACGATTCTAGAGCTAATGAGGATGCCGCCATCAGAAGCAGCGAAAGACGAAGTGATAGCAATCATCGACAAGTGCAGTGAGCTTGGAATCGAGGTGGAGTAGATGGACCGTACGGAAATCGAGTTCGTCATAACTGCAATTGCACAAGCTGGGGCGCAGAAGGAGGCAGTTCCCGAGAATCCGAAGGACGCCTACTACCGTGGCATATCCGATGCGATTGAGTACCTGTACAAGCTTGGAGGCTTCCGATGAGCATCACCGACGAGCTGCGGGACAGAGCGCAAGACCTGCAATCGGAGAACTCCAAGCTGCGAGAGCTGTGCAGGAATGCTCTCGTGGTCCTCGAAAACAATTGCAGCCAGTGCGCATACTTTTACGACTGTGACATTCTTACCGATTGCAAGTGCGTCGCTCCAAAGAAGATACGCGCCGAGCTGCGCGAGCTGGGAATCGAGGTGGACTAGATGGGCAGAATCATGAGCTTCGGCCAAGACGGTCAGCTCGTGCGCGACTTCGACAAGAGCGAGCACGACTTCCTGCGCAGGTACGGCAGGACGCCAGACGAGGTCATGGCCGAGAACGACAGTCTGCGGGAGCTGGTGGACTACATGACGCCCATCGCGTGGTACGCGGCGAGCGAGCGCGAGCGCGACCGCATGCGGGAGCTGGGGGTGAGCCAATGACGAACGAGGAATTGGACCTCATGGAGCGGCTGTGGCGCGAGGGCGTGCCATCCAAGCAGATAGCGCGCCGCCTCGGCTACAGCGACCACACCGTCCGCTCGCGGGCGTGCCACGACCGCGATCGGTTCCCGCGACGCCGACGCGAGCCGACGCCCGCCGAGCGCGGGACGTGGGTGGCGCTGATGCTGTCCGGCGACGCGACGCCAGCCGACGCGGCGGCCGCGTGCGGCGTAACCGTTGAGTGCGCGAGGATGTGGAGGCGCAAGGCGAGGGGCGGTGAGCGGAGCGCATGACCAAGGCAGGGTACTACGGCGTCAGGCTCTCCAAGGAGGAGCGCGAGGAGGCCACGGAGGAGCTGATGGCCCTCGCGCGCGACCTCGCCTGGACCATGGGGTCCCACCGTGGGCAGGCGGCCATGGTCCGCTGCTACGTCGACCGCAGGGGCGAGGTCCAGGTGGCCTGCAACCTGTACACCAAGAGCGCCGAGGCGGACTCGGCGACGAGGGCGGCGGTCGAGCTCCGCCGCCCGCTCGACGACACGGAGTGACGGAGGGGCGATGCCGATGCGCTACCAGACGGCGCGCGAGTTCTTCGAGGCGGCCCGCGACGCGGCCCGCGACGCCGAGCGCGTCGGCAGGCAGCTCGCGGCGATGGAGCACCGCGCCGCCGGCATGGGCGGCGCCGGCTTCCAGCCGCGCGTCAGGTCGTCGCCGGCGCACGACCGCATGGCCGAGGGCGTGGCCGCGCTCGTCGACCACAGGGGCATCCTCGAGCGCAGGCGGGAGGAGGACTACCGCATCATCGACGCGGCCAGCACCGTGCTCTACGGGCGCGACAACCGCAGCGGCCTGTGGGCGCTGGTCGGGTGGCCGGCCGACGCGATCTGGCACCACTACCTCGCGCTGAGGACGTGGGACGAGACGGCCGCGCTCATCGGGTACAGCAAGCGGCACACGCAGGAGCGGGTGGCGTGGGCGCTCGAGGTGGCCGACGCCAACGGCCAGATGTGGACCGAGCTGGGCAGGGGGCTCGCGGAGTCGTGACATTTTCGGTGACATTTTCGGCGCCATGGCATGCGCGCCCGACGATGGGGAGACGCGTCCGGGCGGGCGCGCGCGAACAAGGAGGAGGAATGGCGGGAGAAGGACAGGCGGCATGCCCGCTCACGACGCTGGACGTGACCATGGCCCTGCGGCGCTCGGCGCCAGGGGAGCTCGACGCCCTGAGGGCGATGCCCAAGGAGCGCAGGGACGAGGCGCTGGACAGGATGCGCAGGGCATGGTGGGCCGCGACGGAGCGCACCATGCGGTGGGCCGGCCGCTGACATTTTCGGTGACATTTTCGGCGCATTTTCCATGGGCGCAGGGCGCGGCGGCAGGCGACTCGGCCCCGCGCACGCGCGCACGCGAACAAGGGCCCTTTGTGTCGTGGTTGTGTCGGTATAGACAAAGGCGCGGCCCCCGATTCCAGATGTGGTAGGATGGGCCGCAACAGCAGGGGGGGCTTAGTGGGGGGTGCCCGAGCCCACGAGACTAGGCGACGGGAGGCCGGGTCCGCAGGGGCCCGGCCTTTTTTCTCTTGACTTCCCGCCCGGCGAATGGGTGACATTTTCGGCACATTTTCGGCGAGGGCGCGACGGGATCTGCGGGCGCCAGGGGACCCCCGCCCGCGCGCGCGCGAACAAGGAGCCTCCCCGCGCCCACGCCATCCTTGCATTCGCCAGGGCCGGCGCCGGCCGCGGCGGGATCCACGCCGGCGCCCCGGGCGGCTTGTGTCGGGATTGTGTAGGTATATAACGACTCCCGCCCGCCGTTTGAGTAGGTATATACTCAAGCCAACGGCAGCCCACAAGGAGAAGGGAACGGAAATGTTCTACGCACAGATCACACCGTACGGGGCGAGGACGGCAAGCCCGGCGGACCGCCTGGTCCGCTTCGAGAGCGCGGCCCGGCGCGACGCCTGGGTCCTGGCGGCCTGCGGCAGCGCGGACGAGGCCGACCGCGCCCGGCGCGACGCGATCACCAGGGAGGAGGCGCGCCGCTGGTATCCCGAGGCCTTCCGCGCCGGCGCCGGGGCCTTCCCGCCCGCGCGGGTCGGCGACGACTACTGGGACGACGCGGACGACGACGGGGCGCAGGAGTGGACCGGGAGCCCCACGGGCGGGATCTACTCGGAGTAGCCCCAGCCTGACATTTTCGGCACATTTTCGGCAGGTCAACGACGTGCGCGCGGCCGGCGGGGAGCGGGCCCGCGCGCACGCGCGAACAAGCGAACAGGGAGGGAACCATGGCACAGACCGACTTCACGCCCGAGGAGAGGCGCGCCCGCCGGGCAAGGCAGCAGAGCGACTACGACAAGCGCGCCACCAAGGCGGTGTACCTCAAGCTCAACCGGGGAACCGACGCGGACATCCTCGAGGCCCTCGAGGCGGAGCCGAACAAGCAGGGGTACGTAAAGCGGCTAATCAGGGAGGACCTCGCGCGACGGGCGGCGCGGGAGTAGCGAGATCGAGCGACGGGCGGCACCGGAGACGGGCCGCCCGTTTTTTGTGTCGCTAATGTGTCGGTATAGCACGACAACACACGGGCCGAGGTTGTAGGTATATACTCACACCAACAGCAGGACCCACAGAGAAGGGAACGACAATGGCCACCACGAACAAGATCACCTGGGAGCGCGACGAGGCCTACAGCTGCGAGGAGACCGCCCGCCTCGGCAACTACGCCGCGGTAATCGTACCGCCGGAGTACGGCGACGACGGGCGCTGGGGGATCCAGATCTTCGACGAGGCCGACGAGGACGCGATGGAGTACGGCGAGACGGCCTCCCGCACGGTCGGGCTCCCGAGCAGGGAAGCCGCCCGCATGGCGGCCGAGGCCCTCCTGAGGCTCATGGCAAGCGCATAGGCGCCAGGGGGAACATTTTCCCCGGACATTTTCGGCAGATAGCAGGGAGCGCGCCTGCCGGGAGACGGGCGCGCGCACGCGAACAAGCGAACAGGCAAGGAGACGAGAACGATGGCGACCGTAGAAGTATACGAAGCAAGGACGATCCTCCGGAGCGATTACGACAACAGCGCGATCAAGGTGGCAGAGGTCCTTCTGGTAATAACGACCGAGGAGGGGCGCGCCAGGGCGACGGCCATATTCGGACACAAGCACGCGACCCTCGAAAGCGAGGTCGCCAGCATGAAGGACCTCCTGTTTTTGGCAGAGAACGCGGCGAGGAACGCGGCGACCCCCGCGGCAGGAGCGCACGCGGCAGAGGTAGTGATCGAGGGCAAGCTCGACGAAAACAGCTACGCATAGGCGCCAGGGCGACGGGGAACGAGATCACAACGGGCGGGACCGAACGAGGGCCCCGCCCCATTTGTGTGCTAATTGTGTCGGGATATACCGACGAACACATGCGGCCTCCGTAGGTATATACTGAAGCCAACGAAAGCCCAACGGGAGAAAGGACCCCACGATGGCACGCAACGACCGACTCCAGATCAAGCAGATGACCGCAGACGACATGACCCCCATGAACCGCAGCCGCACCTGGGGCCCCATTTTCAAGAAGGTATACCGGGTCGTAAACGGGGGGCGCGCCGTAGTAATCATCCTCGACGAGAACTGCGTGCGCTGGATGGGATACGCCCGCGGGATCGAGCTGACCTGCATGGGCAAGAAGCCCGCAACCGGATGGGACCGCGCCGACCTGAGCACGGGGAACCAGACAGAACTCGACAAGCACAACGACTGGACCGCCGTAAACGGCCGGCACGAATTCCACAACGGCGACGAGGCGAAGTGCATCCGCAACGCCCTCCGCTGGGTAAACAAGACCGCCTCCTGGGTGTACGCCCGCGCATAGCCACCACGCCCACGGCCCCGGGCAAAAGGGGCCAGCCCATACCAGACGCAAGCACGAACACGAGAAGGGAAACGACCATGATCAACGCGAACAACAGCTGGGACGTAATCGAGGCCGCATACCAGAACCTCGGCGCAACCGACGACGACGCCCTCGACCCGGCAACCCTCGGGGACTACGACTACGACACCGCGAACGACGAGACCGCCTACCAGATCACGAACGAATACAGCCCGGACATAGCCCTCCTCACCGCATACGCGCGCGCCGGGTACCTCGACGACGACAACGAGATCTGGGAGGCCATAGGGGCGGCCTGCCGCCGCGCCCTCGAGAAGGTAGCCGAGGAGCGCTGGCAGGATCACCTCGAGGAGGAGGAAGGCGAGGAGTAGCGACCGGGGAGGGAGCGAGATCGCGACGGGGCGAGGGCCAGACGGCCCCCGCCCCCTTTTATGTCGGGATTGTGTAGGGCTATACCGACGACACACAAGGGGCGCAAGTAGGTATATACTGCCGATAAAGGCAAACCCCAAAGGAGAAGGGACCCCACGATGAAGAACACGAACGAGATCACGATCACCCTCGAGCACGCAAGCCTTACCCACCTCCGCCTCCTTTCCCAGATAGCGGAGGAGCAGAGCGGCTTCCCGATTAACGCAGAGATTTGGGCGTACGTACTCGGCAACCTCGGGGCCCTCGAGGACCAGGCGCGCAAGGACCGCTGGGAGGAGGGCCTGACCTGGCTCAACGAGTACCTCGAGGACGGCTGGGACATGGCCTACGACACAGCCGGATACCTGGGAATCGCCCGCCTGCTCGACGACGCCGCCGAAGACGCGGCCGCGGACGACAACAACCTGTACGCCGCCGGGGCGTTCGACGCGCTGGCAAAGGCCGGGGCGGGCTTCCTCGCCGACGAATACGGGGTAAGCCCCGAGGCGGCGCGGTACGCGATCTACAAGCACTACGGGGTCGCCTGGTAGCAGGCGCCCGGACAAACGGAAACGGCGAGGGCCCCCGGCGACGGGGGCCCTGCTCGTCCTCGGCCCCGGCGCGGGAGCAACTTCCCGGCGCCCCGCCCGAAACGGCGCCGGCGCAATCCAGGCGGCCGGAGGCGCGGACGCGGGCCGCCTGCTCGAGGCAAGGGCGCTCCCGAGAAACCGCGCGAAGACGCGCGCAAGATCATTGCAACGCGCCCGCGGCCGGCGTTATAGGTAGGGTCGCGCGACGCGGCGAGGGGCGAACACCCCTCCGCGCCCCCGCCCGGCGCGACGCCCCCGGACCGAACCGGGGGCGGGCGCCAGAGACGGCCGCGCGCCGGCGATTGTGTCGAGTTTGCGTCGGTATAGCCCTACCGCCGTTTCCCGATCATCCATGTGGTAGACTGGGCGCCAACGGGCAGGGGGGGCTTAGGGGGGGCGAGGGCGACACCCAACGATATACAGACGGATAGCGATTCTATGCATAACCGGCGGACCATGCAGCGGGCCGCCGGTTTTCCAGTCGAGGGGGCGAGGGCGACGGGATCCTCGAGGAGCAACCCGCGCCGCGCCAACGGCGCCGCCCGGGACCGCATACGCGCCCGCATACGCGCCCGCGGGGAGCCCTGCGCCATTTGCGGGCGGCCGATAGATTACAGCCTCGGGATGATCAGGGACCCGAGGACCGGCCGCATACGGCCCCACCCGATGAGCTTTGTGGTAGACGAGATTGTTCCCGTAAGCCAGGGTGGGAGCCCCACGGACCCGGGAAACGTACGGCCCGCGCATTGGATCTGCAACGCCCGCCGGGGAGACGGCCGGCGCAAGACGGGACCGACGACGCTGGCGCTCCCACAGCCCTGGGACATTTGAGGCGATACGGGGCGATTTAAGGCCCCCGCCCCCCATGGCTGGAACAAATACCCAACGGCGGCCGCAACGGGCCGCAAACAAGCCCACAGCGGCTCTGAGGGGCACATAAGCCCGCTCGACACTTCGAGACACCGCGCCGCCCGCCCC